TAATAAAAAGGTTGGTAACCAAGTAAGAAATAAAAATAAGGGTGCGTATGCCAGCAATAATATCTGCTTCTCTATCTGTTCGTCCATGCTTCTCCCCTAATGCTTTCGCCCAGATTCTCCACATTATTTGAATACAGCAGTAACACCCAGAACTTTAGCATTAGGATTCCTAGCAAGGGCAACTTCACGTGCCTCTTGATAATTACGAGCGATCACTTCTTCTTTGAAGACAGTGCCAGCAACATAGAGTTTGACTTCACACTTCATGACGGTTCGCCTACGATGGTGGTTAGGTAGTTGTGGAGAACGAGTTCCTTTCGTTCTGCTTGATCTAGTGTATAGGATCCCACGCTCCTCATGGTGTAGGTGTGTGCAAATTCAGCAACTGACCACCCCTTGAACCGATCTCGGATCAGTTGGGAGTTGTTATAGGAAACCAGTTGAGGAGCAACAAAACGATCACAATTAAGAGCAAACTTATCGTGATCAAATCCTTTGTGCATTGATCCTTTACGCCCATAGAGGTTATCCTTAATGTCATAAGGAGGATCAAGATAAGTAAATACTGCTTTATCATCTGTCAGCAACTCTTCATATGAGAGGTTGGTGATCTTCCAATTGGCAATTAGTTTTTGATACTCGGGCAATCGATCGATCCCTGCCATTGAGAAGTTGCTGTCACTTGCTTGTCTTGAAAATGAACTGGATTCAGAAAGACCCGAGAAAGAACACTTGTTAACAATATAGAAGGAAACAGCACGGTGGAAATTTTCACTGTCCGCCAAAGATCTCCCAAGATATGCTTTGGCGTCAAGGAATAGAGTTCGAGCTGATCCTTGATCGGCATGTCGTTGTTTAAGTTGAACGAGTTCATCCCTGAGTTTTTGTCCATTGTCCTGTAGTTCTCGCCAGAAGTTATAGAGTGGTTCGTAAAGATCATTTACCCAAATATCTAGTTTGGGATAACGCTTCGTTACTTCTAATGCTACGGAACCACCACCAAGAAAAGGTTCACGATACTCTTCATAGTAAGTTAGATCAGGAATAAACTGAAAGAGTTTACTAGTTGCTCTACTCTTCCCGCCTGGGTAGCGTAATGGTGTTTTCAGGGATTTCAAAGTCTGGCGCATGATATTTAAGGTATTCCCAAAAGGTCATTTTCATTTCTTTCTGTGACATGCCACAATGGGCAGCAGCAGCAGGTAGATTCATTGTAGCACGAAACAGTCCTTCATGTGCTTCTTTTACATTTTCGGGTGTAGTTTTAACCGACAAGTTCAATGTCCTCCACACAATCAACGGTTACTTCATGTTCACCAAAGCGATACCAGTGGTTCATCTCACCACAAATATCTGGACGTTCTCCGAGATACTCAACATCATCACTTTGATTTTCTCTTAACCACGCTTGGAGTCGGTGGTGCATCAATTCGTTTTTAGAAATCATAATACGTCACAATTAGAACAATACGTTTTCCTCTTAGTGGAGGACGGGCACAATGTTTTAAAGAACCATCAAATATAACTACATCATCTTCTTCAGCAAAAATCTCTTCCCCATTAACAATGGTATGACCACCATTAGTAGGAGTAAGATAGATTAACATATTTTTATGAGGATAATCATGATCCACATGAGGTGGAGATGGCAGATTTTTTTCTGTTGGTACAGTATAATTAGCATTCATCCTATAAACAATTTGTGGATCAATACCATTCACAAAACATATTTCTCTAAAAACTTCTTGTAATTGATCAAGATTTTGTGAATTTGGTCTACTGTAATAGTTCCCATCAATTCCAGGGCGAATTAAAAATCCGTGACTAAGAAAAGGAACATCATCATATTCTCCTAGATCAGATCCAGGTTCCAAAGTTTCGTTGTATTGAAACCAAGGAAAATTTTCTGACAGAATATGATTCTTTAATCTAAGATAAGTCTCTGTCTTAGGATTTTTTAGTTTAATCATTTAAACTCACAACTCATCATTATTTCAGTTAAACATGCTAACAGATTAATTTCCTGATCGGCAACAAAAGCAATCTGATATTGATACTTGGCAATAATCAGAACTGCTTCGGGAATAGAAGCCCCCTTAAGATGCTCATAAAGAACATCATAGAGTTTCCTCATCACCATACTAGGATCGTTGTTAATATTGTCAACTACCCATTTACGGACAACAGTAAACTCTTTGTTCTTCAGGGATCTAACCAGTCCATCAATATTAACATCAGCAACATCAGCAAGGATAGCTGAAGAAATAGATCCGCTAGCAGCAAAACGCTGACACTCATTGATAAGACGACGCCAGTCAGGATAGTAGCGTTTAACAACCTTAGCAAGAACTTTATCTTCATACTCCACACCCTGTTCTTCGAGGATCTCTTTCAGGCGAGCGAAGAACTGACCTTGTAACTGTACCGACTGATCGTTATTTATCTTGAAGTCAATAACAGTGCAACGACTGTGAAGAGGTTCAATGATCTTGTTAGGGAAGTTACAGGTAAAGATGAAACGGCAGTTGCTGTGAAACTCCTCTACGGCGGTCCTGAGAGACAGCTGAACATCGTTAGTGGTGTTGTCTGCCTCATCGATGATGACCACCTTGTGAGCGCCTCCAGAGGTCAGGGAGACCGTTGTGGCGAACTGCCTGACCCTATTCCTCACAGTGTCTAGGAAACGACCCTCGTCAGACCCGTTGATGACAATATAAGAAGCACCGATCTCGTCACACAGTGCCTTGGCAACGGTGGTCTTACCGATACCAGCAGTTCCAGCAAGTAGTAAGTTAGGGATTTCTCCCTGTTCTACAAACCCATGGAACGACTTTTTGATATTCTCGGGCAAGATACAGTCAGCAATTTTACTGGGACGATACTGTTCAACCCAAAGAAATTTTTTCATAATCAAATAAAATTAGAATTGATGAGAACTCTGTTTTGTTGTGTCATTGGAGAATGTCCAGTGTGGTAACAGTTGCCGTCAAAAACAAACAACCTGTTTTTCTTTGGAGTAACAGTAGTTTTTACAGTATACTCATCACTAGACTGCTTCTCATTATACAACACGGTATCACCATCAGCATCAGAAACATAATAAATTGCTGTAGTGTTTGAAACTCCTGGCATATCTACATGAGGATCATGTAAAACTTTTTGCCCAGAACATACTGTCATATCCAAGCGACATCGAATAAGATTGTTTGCCTGAATAAAATCTTGTATTTGTAAAAGTAATGGTTGTAAGAAAAAAGAAATTCTTGAGGTGGTAAATCCAGCTTCAGGACGAAAGATCCAATAACTAAACCCATAGTTCAAATTTTTAGACTTGTCGTCCAAAGAGATATTCTTGTTAAAATACCATTCCTGATTAGAAGAGTTTAAGATGTTTTCTATTTCATCGGCATAAGATGGAGTTAGAAAATCATCAATGATCTTCATGGTTCCAAAGCAATATAGTATACAAGATCGAGATTAGCATGACGCCACTCGGTAATCAGTTTACTAGAGATCTTCACATTGTAGTCACCAGGATACAGTTTCAGGTTCTCAACTTTCAGGAACAACTCGTAAGCACCAGTAGCAGTGCCTTGAATTTCCTGGGTGTAAGCATTAGCAGTGTCGTTCTCTTTATCACACAGATTCAGACTGATAGTACCATCTTCAGTAGAAACAAAAGAAAGATCGGGGAGACTATAAACACCAGATGCTTTCTGAAGCTGAACAAGATCCTCGGATGACAAGGAGAACTCCATATCAGCACCAGGAAACTTAACGTCACGTTCTGGAGCAGACTTCAGTGTGATCTCAGGATCGGAGAAGTAATACTTAGCAGAGCGGCGACCACCACGAATGGTGACATACTCATCGTTGTCGAAGTTAAGACCAGGATCTTGAAACAAACTCAGTCCCATAAGGAACTGACCCAAGTCATAGATTCCACAGGTCTTAGGGAACACTTCGGGAGAAGTGTACTGAGCAATCATGTTTTCACCAACACTGATTGTCTTCAACACATTACCCTCACGGATCATAATAGATCCATTAATTGTCGAGAAGTTCTTCAGGACAGAAGTAGTTTGGGGCGTAAGTGAAAGTTGACTCATCGATTGGGGTACTCCTCAACGTTTTTAGATTTATCGGAAAAATGTAGCAGCAACACACAGTAGTGAATTGCTTTCATAATATCAGCTCGTGCTGTGCCCTTCTTATCGTAACGAGACAGATACTTTATGGCATTAGATCGGGTGAATGGTTCAGCATCGCCAACCGACTCAATCAAATCTAGAGTTTGGATCTTGTTATCACCAGCAGAGTAATGCTGATTGTAAGTAGAACCAATGTAATCACGGACCTCACGAAGAAGGTCCTCTTCATTGTACTTCCAGTTCATAATATTATTCGGAAAAAACAGTTTCCAGTTGATCATGATAGCACTCAAACACTTTCCCGTCAACTGCTTGAACGTAGAGCTTAAGTCCTTCACCACCAAGGATTTTAACAGATCGCCCATCCTTAAGGAGGGCGATGTGACCACGATAACCGTGAAATTCTTCAGTCATTATTGTCCTCCTCAATTTTGTCATCGATCTTTTCATAGAGAGACAGGAATGATTCCTTAGTCTCATCATCGAAACGGTTGACACAAGATTGGATTGCCTTCATTCGTTTGCCGAAAATCTTGTAAGCATTGATAATGTGAACAAGGCGGCGGGTGCTGATGATCTCATCAATACCACCATCAGCAAACGTCTTACGAATGATATCTGCCCAATCAACTAGACGAGTTACAAACTCATCATCATCACACATCTTAGCAAGAATCTTTGACTCAACAGCAGGGGTAGGATATTCCTGCTCGAAGGTCAAGGCGAAACGCTCAAGGAATGCTTCATTAAGAACGTTAGTGCCAATGAAGCGACCGTCATCAGAACCTTTGCCCTTAGTGTTGGCAGTAGCTACTACAGTGAAACCAGGAGCAGGATTGACATACTTGCCAGTTTTCTTCAGGAAGACACCCTTACCCTCAAGGATAGATTGGAGACACAGGATCTTATTGCTAGCGAGATCAACCTCGTCTAGAAGCAGCACAGCTCCACGTTCCAGAGCTTCGATGACTGGACCATTATGCCAAACAGTGTTACCGTCAACCAAACGGAACCCACCAATAAGATCATCCTCGTCGGTTTCAATGGTGATATTCACACGAATCAACTCTTTATTTAGAGCGGCACATGCTTGCTCAACCGAGAACGTTTTACCGTTTCCAGACATACCAGTGATGAACACAGGGTAGAAGATACCAGAACCAAGGATTTTCTTGAGGTCAGAAAAGTTCCCGAACGGGACAAAAGCATCACTTTTTTGAGGAACAAGATTAGTTTTTTCCCGTTCAGGAACAATCATTTCTTCCAGTTGTTCACGTGCTTCTTCGATAGTCAGGTTCCATTTGCCCCGACCAGTTTTGTAAGGTTCCATACGATTAACGATAGTGGCATAAGAATATCCCATGTGATCAGCACTTGCTTTGATAGCAGTGGTGCCGACTTCAGTGCCGAAGTTCTCTTCAATAAACTTGAAGAGTTGAATCATGTCGATTTGAGCGAGGCGAGGCATTGGTTCGTTTTGTTGTTGTACTCAGTATAGGGGTAGAACCACCCCAATCTGGGGTGGTGTGGACAGTTTAGGAAATGACCGTAGCAAAAGAACTAAGGATCTTTTTGTTGGTGGTCTTTGCTTTGAGCATGGTACGGAAGGACTTACTAATTTCAGTTTTCTTAGCACCAGCTTCAACGTCAAACTCAACATCAGAAGAAAGAGTAGTTTGACCGAGAACATAGAGAGAATCATATCCGAGACCATTAAGTTCCCAGGACTTTTCTTTCCTCCACTTCTTCATAACAAGATCGTGACCATGCTTCCATCCATAAATGGCTTTATACAGTTGACTAAAGTCATTACCATTGCCAATACGGAATCCGATGAAGTTGACTTGTGGAAAAGTATCTTTCAAGTTTTCCAAAAGAATAGTAGTCAAACTGTTAGTAATCTCATAATCAAAGTGGCGATAGGTTCGTCCTAGTTTACGGTCACGAAGACAACAGTTACCACTCACACTACGATTACCAACATAATCATTCAACTCAACATCATAGCTAAGGTTGTTACCTTCACCATCAGTAAGAATACAAACATTTACTTTCTGAAGGTCATTCGCTATTTGGAAATAGCGAATGAGAGTTTTGAGAGTGATCAAACTTTCATTCAAAGGGGTGCCAGAAAGATCCAAACCCACAGGATTGTGGTAGTAAATAGAATTCTTACTATAGTAATAAGCAAGACGATACAAATAATTAATGCTAGTATCAAAACTCTTGCTGTTACTACGAGATGTGATTAGGTTCAACAAAGAGAAACGTTTGTGAACAGAGAGCATGTTGTTCTTACGTTCGTAAGAATACTCAGTCTCTTCACAATCATCATCTAGAAGTAAATTGTTATTCCACTCGTAGGTGAAAGCATAAACTTCAAAGGGAATCTGAACCTTACGACAGAACCAGCAGAGGTTGATGAGTTGCTTGACAGTATCCATGAGCACAGTGCCCATAGATCCAGACCAGTCAAGAATAAAAATCATACCGTGATTCTTACCGTCTGGCAACACAGTCACTTTCTTGAAGATGTCATCAGAATACTTATAAGTATGAAGCTTAGAAGTATTGAGAACACCAGTTTTAGACTGACCAGCACGAGCGTAAGCATCAGCAGATTTACGACACTCAAACTCTTTGACGAGATAGTTTACTTCTTTATGAGATGATTTCTTGAATTCTTTGAAATCAGAATCAACTCCCTCAAAGATATTACCCCACTGTTCAGTACGACTATCACTAAGTTCTCCCCAATATTTACCAATGTAATCTTGGAGTTTGTCATAGTCAACGACAATTTTATCGAGATTCACATCAGGAACTTCAAGATAAACAGGTTCAGAAGCATAAGGACGTTGATTAGTTAGTTCTTCTGCTGCTTCGTCAAAAGCTTTCTGAGTTTGAGATTCATATGATTCTCCACCCTGTTTACCAGTTGTGGGAGTATCAATGTTGTCTTGACCAGAATCACCAACTTCATCACCCTCGTTGCCATTTCCTTCTTCGTTGGCATTCTCGTTGGCATTCTCACTCACTGCTTCTGCTTCAGGAGAGGCAGTACCTTCTTGAGAATTAGATGGAGTTTCTACTTGTGGAGTGTCTTCTTTCTGTTCATCAAGAAACTCTTTGATCTCACGACACAGATCAATAACATCTTGAAACAGTTCTACTGCTGCTACTTTATCAACAAAGACCTGTTCTTGTTTGTTGAACGGAATACGAGCGTAGGCACCAATCTTAAAGTGAAGATTGATACGATCGATCAAGTTAAACTTTTCAAGATCTTGACCTTGGATGTCAAAGAAATCCTGTTCGTTGAGTTCTTGGTAACCGTTGTAGAAGTCTTTATTGAGACCAGCGTATTTACGCTTCATCAATTTCTCAATACGAGCATCCTCTACAACATTAATAAAATCTTTAGGAACATCAAAGTCCCATACATCACTAGGTGTAAACAAAGCATGACCAACTTCATGACCCACCAGAAGGTCATAGACGACGTTAGATGCCTTGTCCCACAGGGGTAGAGTCAGCACACGGCGGAGCACATCAAAAGAAGCCGTGCTGACCTTACGGTGCTCAACAACAAGGTTCTCGGTAGCGAGCAGTCGTGCCAGGTTTCCTCGGATCTCTTGGTTGAACATGGGTCTCTCTCAGTTGATGACCATACTATAAGACCCCCGACGTTTCTTGTCGGAGGTCTGTAGACGGTTCTTCAAGTGTCTAAGCGCCATTCGCCTTGCCCTCATTGCCTGAGGTTTCAAGTGACGCTTCTGGTCTTTCTTAGAATGGTGTTGCCAGTTCGGGGTGGTCATCGGTCTTGAGTGGGTACATACTATCTATAGCATGATCACTCGGTTTCGGCAAGGGACAGATTAGCAACGCTAAAGTTTTTGACCTTTTCAAATTTGATAGTCCTATCAAACTTACCCTCTAAACTTTCTTTATGACTGATGACAAACACGTTCGTATTCTCATCGAAGTTACGAAGAATCCATCCAAGTTCGCTACTACCACTAGCATCCAGAGATCCATCAAAGATCTCATCTAGAATGAGGAGGTTAGTATCCACGCTATTCTTAAGCTTAGCAATACTGCGCCAAGTGAGCAGCAGAGCGAGATCAATACGAGCTTTCTCTCCCTCACTGAAGGACTCGTAAGAAAAGACATCTCGGTATCGTGACTTGATTGTTTCTTCAAAATTTTCATCAAGAGTAAAGTTGACATAAAAGTCCATCTTCCTGAGATAATCTCCGATGAGTTTATTCATCGCTGGAAGATAACGTTTGATAATTCTACTCTTAATTCCATTATCTTTTAACAATTGACCAGCAACACTTAAAGTATCTTTATCTTTCTTTGATGTGATGAACCGATCCTTAATCGAATTCTTTTCATCAACATAAGCAGTTAGTTTTTCAAACTCCGCTTTCTTGCTGCTGGTAGGAGCATTGAGTTCTTCAATCTCCATCTCACGACTACTGATCTGTTGATCGAGAGAAGTAATCTCATAGTTAAGTTGATTAATTGTTGAGTTGATCTCAACAATTTGTTCGGACAACTCCATGAACTTTGATTCACGTTGTTCCTCTTGCTCGATTGACTTCTCCAGATCACTGAAGCCCTGCTCTAAGGTCAGTAATTCTTTGTCACCCTCATTGATCTTCTGATCTCTAAAGTCTTGTCCAATCTCTTGTGTACACGTAGGACACACATGATTGTTGATAAAGAACTCAGTCTCTTTCTTACAGGTGTTAATCTTTTGTTGGATCTTCACCCTAAAGGTATTGAGTTGTTTGAGTTTCTTTTTATTATCGGCAAGAGTTTTTAACTCTGTATTGTAGTCGGCAAGAACTACAGTTTGATCAGCAACATTTTTCAATGCCGACGATTTGTCAACTCTAAGTGTCTCGATGATTGCTTGTTTCTTTTCAATATCAGACTTTGTTTTCTTTTCTAGCTCCAGCATGTAGTTCTTCTGAAGTTCGATCTTGTCAGTTGACAACTTAAGTTGATATTCTAGTTCCTTGATCTCCTCGTTATTGTCACGTACCTTGTCTTTAAGCAAGGTGTTCATGACCGAGAAGATCTGGATGTCTAGAATATCTTCGATGATTTCCCTTCGTGATGCCACTGGCAGTTTCATAAAAGGAACGAAAGTAGATGATCCCAGAACTACAATCTGTGTGAAAGATTTATAGTTCATCTTTAAAATGTTTTGTTCCAGTTGCTTTTGGTAATCAACCGCATTAGATGACTGATCAATCATCTGTCCGTTTTGATAGATTTCAAATAGGTTTGGTTTGATACCACGAACAATCTTGTATTGATTTTTGGCAATACGAAACTCAACTTCTACTTCACAACCCTTTTCATTGATGCTGTTAACCAGCATAGGTTTATTGATTTTCCTAAATGGTTTACCAAATAAAGAAAATGTCAATGCGTCAAGAACGGTGCTTTTACCAGCACCGTTTGATCCAATGATTAGATTGGTTTTGTGTGATGTAAGATCCACCTCAGTGAACACATTCCCTGTAGACAGGAAGTTTTTCCAACGGATCTTTTCAAATACGATCATTCTAAGTCTTTCGGTGGGATCAGGAAATCATCTTTCGTAATTATAGCATATTTCTGGTATCTTTCCTCACAGGCGTTAACAATCAAATCTTCGTCAATCTCAACAATCTGGAGAACTGGGTTTGTAGGATCCATTACCATCATGCTATTGTATCGTTCAGCATCGTCAGCACTCTCGAAGATAGGAATAATCTGGTCCCCTTCTTCGGAGACCACAGAGAACACTCCTTCTATCTTATCAGCTAACGTGAGAATATACATTATGCAACTTCACAGCTTTCAATATATAGGGACCTCATTAATTTTTTGAGTTCGGTTTTGTCTACCGACATCTCAGTGTCATCAACATACTCGTTAAGAAGAGTCATCGTGTCTTTGACCTCCAAATTAATTTCAGCATCTTTTTCATCTTCTGTAGTAAGAGTCTCCACAATTTTAATATCGTGTACACCTACATCATATAAACGATCTACAAGAGACTCGAACATATAATAATCTGTTTTCTCTTCTACAACAATTTTGATATACTTGTCAGCATATTGATTGATATCTAGTTTATCGTAGTTATCAATCTTGTCGTTATAAAAAATCTTTTCAAAGATCTCGTAAGGATTTTTGACTCTAGTCAGTTTATTTGTGGGAGGATCATAAAGATGGAACCCACGCTCATCCTTATAATCATTCCAGAACATCTGATAAGGATTGCCTAGGTAAGTGATGTTACCCTTCTTAGACTTGTGATGAAAGTGACCAGAGAACACTTGCTTAAATCTCTTATAGATTTTGGGATCCATGCCGTGCTCCATCTTAAGACCAGGAGTTACTTCAAACCCGTCGAGTTCAAGGTGTCCCATGACGATCTCGGCATTTGTGCTTTCAAGATGCGATAACGTTTCCGCTTCATTCTCTTTGTTAATCCAGGGGACGAAACAAATCGGAGTATCCTCAATGTAAGTAGTAGTAACTCCATTGTAGACCTGAATATTCTCATAGTCTTTTAGCAGCAGTTCGGGTGAATTAATTTCATTGGTGTTCTTATAGTACACACAATGATTTCCAAGGATCATGTGGACAGTGATGTCCATCCTAGCCAAGCGATCAAAGTAAGAGCGACGAATCCTACTCCAAACATTAAAATCAATGTTTTTCCTGTTGTCAAACGTATCGCCAAGATCAATGACTGTTTTAATTCCCTTTCTTTCAAGCGTTGGGAAAAAGATTTCTTCATAGAATTTCTCAAAGTAATTCCAGAATGCTAGAGAACCTTTACGTCCATCTAGATGCTGGTCTGTAATCAAAGCAACCGTCATAGTTTACCACCAACTACACCATCATTCAATACTCTACTCTCACCCCATCCTTCTTGTCTACCCTTGAGATAGAAATGAGTCATTCTAATACAAAGTTCTTCAGTCAAAGCAGTGATTAGCTCTTCGCCATCTTTAGCAGCACTGTGCCAAACACCGTACTTGGTTTTATAAACACGAAAGGTATCATTGATCCATTCGTGTTCAGCGATTTCTGGATGTTCACTCATCGGTTCATTCTAAGTTCAACGTTTTCTTTGATGCTACCCATGTCAGAATATGTAGAGTTCATATCATTACCATAGTCATCTGTGTGCATCACATGATCGTATCCCGTCTTTTCTAAGATCTTTTGTTTGATGTCATTCTGACGTTTCTCTTTTTGAATACGACGAAGGAAAGCGTAGTAGATAATCTGAGTGAAGTAAGCAAATGGATTCTTTGATTTTTCTGGGTCAAAGTTATTGATGTACTGAACACAGTTTTCAACGCCGTCCGAGATCATGTCCTCTCGGAAAGTATAGTTCACAAAATTGGGTTTGTAAGACAAATGTGTAGCAATCTTAAGAAAGCAGTCACCAATGTAGTGAGGGATTCTGGGACGCTGTTTACCTGCTTCTTCTGCTGCCTTAACTTTGTTTTTAAAGACAGTGATTGCTTCTAGGAAATCTTTGTTATTGACGTAATACTCTGTGTTTTTCTTTGACATAAGACATGTTTTGATTTGCTTACCGTAACAACAGTATAGTTCATTACTGGGTTCTTGTCAACCAGCTTGACAGATCCTCAGAAACTCAGTACAATAACTCTGTCAAGGGTTCAAGAGAGATATAGCTTTTAGCTTATTTTATAGATCTTTTCTAGTTTCTTTTTCATCTCACTTACTGATCCTAGATATCCCATTCTTTCATTGAGATGAGAAGGTTGTACTCTTCCTTGATCTTCTTGTTCATCAGATCCATCAACAGTAGATAGATAATATCTTTCGATGCGTTTATCTAGTTCGGACATTGTAATTACACGATCCATTGATAAAACAAACATCTTATCGTAAGTTGAATGGATCCAATCTACAAGAACAAATCCTTCAATCATTTCTCCATTTCTACGTTGTTTTATTGGTTCTACTTTTTTAGGGTTTTCAATTAACAGTTGATTTTCATCTGCCATGTAACAAACTTTGGCAACTATCTCTTCACCCGTTGTTAATTTGATTGTTGAAAAAAATTCTTCTTCCATATTATTTCAGTTTAATTGGTATTACTTCATACTTAAAATTTTCCTCCTGGTAGATCTTGATTCTTTCTGTCAAGTGATTGAGAGTATAGTTAGTTCTACTCTTGGAAGAGATATCGTCAGCGATATCGTATAGTGTTGCTATTTCTTTGCCTTCGCCTTTCCTGAGGACACGCCCAATACTTTGGAGATTACGTACCCGTGACTTACTCGGGGAAGCAAAAATAATATTGTGTAAACGTTTAATGTTGATGCCTGTAGAGAACGTTCCGTAAGAAGCAATGATGATAGCATTGTCCTGTGATTCTGTAAGCTTACGAACCTCTTCTCTATCTTCTACATCTGTACCACCATGAACAAAGAAAATCTCACGGTCTGATATATTGTTATTTATTAAATCGTAAAGTGGTTCGCCGTGTTTCTCAACATAGTTGAACAATACCAAAGTGTTACCTTCAATATCTCTTACAAGATTTTTAATTAGGTTGTTTCTTTTTTCATGTTCAACAATGTATTCCATCTCAGCATGATAATCCTCAAAGTATTTGTACTCATGTTTACACACCAGCACCTTGATACGGAACTTAGAGAGGTGTCCTTGCTTGATTAGGTCATCTGTCCTCGTCACCTTCTCACAGGCACCAAAGAGACCCTCTAGAACCCATTTATGTGTCTTACTACCATCTAGTGTACCTGTAAACCCAAAACGATATTTGGCATTATGTAGCTTAGTCATGATTCCTGTGAGGGACTTCGACTTAAATAAGTGTGCCTCATCTCCGATAACACAATCAATGTCATCAAAGTATCTCTTTGGGAATTTGTAGATGGACTGCCATGTGGAGATGATAACTGGTTTGTCAGTATTCTTATCTTTGCCCGAATAAATTGTATGACAGTATTCGTCGGCATTCCATCCATAGTCTTTAAAGTCCTTGATCATCTGTTCTACTAGAGAAGTAGTAGGAACTACAAGTAGAATCTTTTTACCCGCTGCAGCGTAATATCTTACGATACTGTAGATCATTAATGACTTGCCTGACCCAGTAGGAGACAGAAACAAACCTCTGTTGTTCTTCAGTGCTTTGTACACTGTCATGTATTGATAGTCTCTGGGTTTATACTTACAGATACTATTCATAAAATCTGCTACGCCCTGTGGAGAGACAAACCCATTGGTTTCTTCTACATCTCCATACCAGTCGTTAGACTCATACGATAAATTATATTTTCTTTCGGCACACCATTCTTTTAGATGGGGAAGTAATCCGCCATACAATTCACCTGTAGCTGGAGAGTACAGGTGAATCATACCATCCCAGTATCTAAACCTAGGTTGCCTCTTTAGGAACTTTGCCTCTGGTAATTCAAAAGAAAAGTAATCCGCTAGTTCGTGATGAACGTGTTGATCAGAATTAAGAGTGAGATAAACCTCGTTTTTCTTCTTTACAGTAATCAGGGACATTAGTTTCCATTAATAAACTTCTCCCATTCAATAGCGTTCTTCACATGATAATTTCTTTGAGAAATCATCTTTAAAACATTATCCAGAAAATGAAGCATCTGATCAATGTATTTGATTTTTGCTTCTTGGTTAATGATGTCGTCGTCCGACTCAAGATAAACTTTCATCTTGTCGGCGGTTTTAATACTTGATCCGAAAGGTTTGTCAGCGTAAACTTTTGCTTCTGCCTCCCCGCTGTAATACTCTCTTTTCTCTCGGACTAATTTACGGACTTCAAATTCCAGACTAGTTTTAATCTGTGAAAGATCTGTGTAATGGTTTAAGTATTTATTATGCTGGAAAGGGATCTCCATTGAGATCTTGCCAAGATCAGCACTGTAGTTTTTGTTCTTGAATTCAAACTCTACGTAACTGTCTTCTGCCCATTCTTGTTTAATTGTTTCAAATTTTTGATGTAGTTTGTCAAAATTCATTGAATAGCAAATGTCTCATCACGGATAGTGTACCCAGTATACTTGAAAGTGACCTGCGCTGTAAAGTATTCGATGTCATTAGATGAAGCATCGAAATTCATTTCAGATATACTGATTGGAAATAAATTTTCAAAATCAATTACATGATTGATATTGTATGAAGATGTGTAGATAAAAACTTGACCACGACTGTACTCTGGTTCTTCGGTTGGCATATGTTCTTCCGAAGTGCCGTTTTGTTTGATCCAATCGTAAATAGATTTCCAGTTAATTAACTCTTCATCAACAATAAACGTCACCGACAAGTCCCCGTATGTTACCCCGCCACCAGCTACGATAGGAAATTGACGGAACCTAGTGGGGACTTCAGTGAATGGCATAGTAACGTCAGGGAGATTGACTCGCTGACAGAAAAAATCTACCCCTCGGAACTTTTCCAGTACGAGTTTAAACCCTACTGGTGAGAGGTAGTTACGATTTCCAATTTGTTCTTTATACCATTCAGCAGGCATATGTCAACTTCCCAAGCACAAGTATTTAGGTGTAATATGCCTGGTAGTATGCTACAATACCAGAAGAAGTAGAATGACCCTGAGACACCCAATCGTGACAGCAAGTAGTAATACTTTCCATACTGTAGAGCGGTTCTCCATTTTCATTAAGTTGAGATCCAAATCTGTTTAAAAGGATACTGTAAACTTGTTCCCTTAGCTTCATCCTGTCGTCACTATAACGCCAGTCTTCATTCATCGTAGTTGTACCAGAAGTCATCCCAGTCCTCCGAGATTGCTTCGTAGATCGGGCATGGTTCCTCCATAAGAATTTCATTTTTCATTTTAGCACACCTTTCCCTGAGAATTTTTTCTTCTGGGTCAGGTAGTAAATTGTCCATGAAGTCCAGGTCTTTCATCGGGTATATTCGTTTAGGATGTCTAGGATTTGATTGTAGGCATGGTGAGCACCGTCGTGCCAATCACTATTTTTGTCTTGTCTTGAACCGTCATAAAGTTCTGTTTTCAATTTATAAACTCTAGCGAGTAAATCTGTTTTGGACACGCTACCAGTAGACATAGTACATAAGCAGTATATATCTATTTAATAAAAAAGGGACCCC